CAAAAGTGTAGATCGATGTACGCTTATATCCCGTAACCCCCGGCAGGGATGCCGAAGGGTAACCAGCTGGACTGTGAGGAGTGAAAGTTTCACGACTCACACCATTACTCAAGTATATCGAGTAAGCCGGCAGGACACGATCTCCAGGGCGCGGCGTGAAATCACGCTTAGCACGAGAGGAATACGTGTCGAAGATATAACCGCCCCAACCCCGCTGAAGTTTAAACGGAGTACGGGGATGGTCGCCCAGAAGGTGACCATCACCGAAGCCATCGGGTCCCCATAGACGGATGTCTAGAGGGATATACTGAAGGCAAAGGGCAGCGCCTTGAAAGTCAAAGTTCCTTACGTAAAAATTATGGAACCGAAACAAATCAAGGTATGTTATCCGATCTTTAAGATAACAAGGGCGTACAGCAATACCCGAGCAGTAATCCTTTCCGCAAGATTCACGGAAGGGTCCAGAAGTGTAACTCTTCTCGTGGTTGACTGTAAAGCCAACCGTCTCGAGGAGAGCGCAGACTGTATTAGCAAACTCAGTAGGGACCACAAGGTCATCGCCATAAGCGAGGACCCGAGGGTCACTTTCCGACGCTGCTGATGCAAGAGCCCAAAATATCAGGGTCTCAAGAGGGAACGTAAAACCATTCCCCATGCTGCTAAACTTCTGAAGCAAAATCTGACGACCCTTATACGTAACAGAAGCCGAACGGCAGCTGTCAAGTAAGAGGAACCAATCAAGAGGGAGCAAGTGGAAAACGAGCTCTCTCGCAATGGTGTCAGATGCATTACTGAGGTCCAGCGTCGCTAAGGCGCCGGTGATACTACCTTCTCGAGCCGCGAGTTGATTGCGGCTCTGGTCGGTAATATCGATACCTGAATGCTGTTTAAGACGACGCGCGATATGGTCACCAAGCCCGAGCTGAACAAAACTGTTCAGTACAGGCTCAATGACCGTGCTACGATAAGTCTTAGCATTCTTCGGGACGAAGGACAGGCGCGCGTCAACAATATCGACGAGTACCTGATACGTTTCACCGTCGGGCGGGGCCATGTTCATAGCCTCGCACCAGGCGGGTACTTCCTCGAGGAGCTCCGGAAGGAGCTTGACGAGGCCTTCGCTACATTCACACCGTTCACTAAGCTT